CCCCTTTGTGGTAGATTTTCGTCGTTGTACGTAAGTGTGATGAAGCTGTTTCGTTTATAGAGACTGGCTTCGTGCATACATCGTGTTGCAATACTTCTACTCCGTTCGAGTTTGCATCCGTGGCATTGTCCACATGCCACGGTTGTCGTTTCGGTTTCCGTTTTTGCATTGTTGTAGAAGTATATGCGCCCGTTTCTCCTGTCTCTCCAGCCGGTGATTGGGTGATAACAGGGCATTTACTTACAGTCGGATTCCGCCTCTCATTGGGTTGCGGTGTATGTTTGCCGCTTTGGTTGTGCTTGCGTTTCTGTTGAAGCTGCGAGCACTTGCGTGTTTGTTGACTGGTGAGCGTTTCATTTCGCGAGTACCTTTCGTGCGAGTTGTTCGATCTTTACAAGTTCTTGTGTCCACAAGTCCTTGATCGTTTTTGGCGCGTCTGCGCTTGCTTTTCGTCCCACCTTTTCAGCGTGGGTTTTTAGAGCCTCTGCGATGAGTGTCTTTTCTTCGTCTTCGAAGAGTTGTTTAGTTTTGTTGTCTTCAAGTTGTGAGGCCAATTTCTACTCCTTGGTGGTTGGTTTCGAGATCTAGTTGTGCTGAACTTAATTTTATATATGAGGTTTGAACCTTTTTGAGGTTTTCCTCTGTTGGGTTTGTTTTATATTGGCTTAGTACTATGATGTACCCTTGCGCAATTTTCATTGCTATTAGTGCATCTTCCATGTTTTCCTTTCGTCCTGTCTAGGATGTGTGTGGGTTATTCCACGTATATTATTATATACATTTTTATTTGTTTGTCTAGTTATTTATTTCTAGTTGTTTGTTTACTGTGATAGTGTTTTACCTATACAGTGTTTGTGTTATTTGTCCTTTTTGTTGACGGTTTTCTGTCTTCCCGGGTATGGGGCGGAGCTCCATGTAGGCGGGGTACCCGCCGTAACTGACTTTCGTTAGGCCCATGTAAAAACCGCCCTAAGGCGGTTTTTACATGGGTATATTTCCCTAGGGTTTCCCTAGGAGGACCAGTTTTCTACTTGATGTAACTGGTCCCACTGACACCCCTTTGTGTCAGTTTTATTTTTATTATTTTTTCTCACCTTCTGGTGATACGAACGGCGGTTTTTCCGGTTCCGGTCGTTTTGTAGCGATTCCCATTTTAATTGCTTCTTCGAAGTTTTCTTCGTTGTGTATGAATTGCATGAATTCCTGTGGGTTGTTTTGGAATCGTGCTCTTACTTTTGCTGGTAACGTCATGAAGCTTTCTCGTGCTTTTACTGTGACGTTCATTGCTGATTGGAAGTCGAATGTGTCTTCGAATTCCTGTTCTTGTGGGAAATTCATTGGTTCTGGCATTGTTCCTGATCGTGTGAACCTTTCCACTATGGTGTTTATGTCCACTTCGTCCTTGAATTGTTGTTGCGTCTTTGTTTCTGGTCCGCAGTCCAGTCCTGTGTTGTGGCTGATCTTGTCCGTATCGTAGTTATACGGTGTTCTGATGAATGGCGTAATTACTTCACCTGTGTCGTTGTCTATCATTTTGGTTTCCTTCCGGGTATTACTTTCTTTAATATTCCACCTACGACGCTTCCTGCTGCGTCGCCCATTTTTTCTACTCCTTCGGCGTATGGTTGTTTTTTTCCCATTTCCGATTTCCAGTAGTCGCTTCGCGCTTGTCCTTCGGATTTTTCGAGTTCTTTTAGGTCTGTTATTACGTTCTGGTATGCTGCTTGTGCATCTTGTAGGCTTATTGTATTGCCTTTTAGTCTTGCGTCCACGTCTGCCAGATTCGATTGTGCCCTTAGTAAGTTTCCTCGGTCTATCTCATTTAGCGCTTGTCTCATTACGAGGGTGATTTCTTCTCGTACTTTGTCGATTTGTTGTGTTAGGTTCTTGGTTTGTTGCTCCATGTTTGCAGCGCTGTTTGTGTTCATTGGTATTCTTGAACGTACTTCCGCGGCTTGTGCTTCCAATAGGTCCTTACTGGCGTTTTTGTTCGCTGTATCGGCGTTTAGATTGGCTGCTGTTGCCTGTGCGCTGTTTTGTTGGGCTGCTGCTTGTCCTTTATTGTTTAAGGTTGGCATTGATGCTGCTGTTGCTCCGTTGGTGTAAGCCAACATTGGATTGAGTCCAGCGGCTTTTAGGTCCGCTGTTGTGTCTTGGTAGGCTGTCTGGCGTAGTGCTCTTGCGCTGCTCACTTGTTGGTTTGCTGCGTTTTCCGCGTCGTCTCGGCCTAATAGGTCGTCCCCGATTCCTCCCAATAGTCCTCCGATTGGTCCGCCGAAGAAGCTCCCGATTCCGCTAAACAGTCCCATGATTAGAAGTGGTCTATTAAGCCAGGTACGCTGTACATCGGTAGCAGTCGCGCGGCTTTCGTGTTGAAGAATGCATCCATCAGGAACTGTTGTCCGTCCGCGCTTGCCCCTACTGCTGTACTTCTGCTTACCACTTCTTGGCTTCCATCTGTGATGAATGCGCTGTTCAGTGTTGGTAGCGATGTGAATTTTTGTGCGTAGTGCCAGTAGTCGATTGTCGGGCTTGTTGTGCTCCTGAAATACCCTGTTATCAGTGATGGGCGATACCGGTACTCTGCCCACCGCTCCTGGTATCCGAACACTGCGTTGTCGGTTGCGCTTACGCCTGTTACGTAGATTTCTTTGTTGAGGACGCTTTGTTCACCCAGCATTGCGAAAACGGGCATGTAGAAATCGTAGCGCGTGCTTCTCGACCACATTCTGCGCAGCCCTTGCTGGTAGCTGAGATCTGCTCGTATGTTTGCGAGTCCGATGATGTGTCCGTGTTCTGTGAATGCCTGGTTAAAGCCGTCCGCTTGTTTGAGGATTGTTCCCATTGCTGCCAGATTTCCAAGCGGCGTAGAAGCTCCCGTTGTTCCCGTCGGTCCAGTTTGTGCAATTGGGTTGATATTGACCAAAGTGCTTCCACCACCGAGATACTCGGGCCTTTGTAGTCGTGCGTCTGGGCTTGTGACTCCCCAGTGTGCTTGTAAGATTTCTGTGTATCGTGTTCCGCCTCGTGCGTCTCGTTCAAGTAGTTTTTGGATTTGGAATGATTGTCGGAGTTGGTTGATTGTTGCTGCTGTTGCTGCTGATAAGTCTGCATAGAATCCCCCCGTCCCTATGGTCAATCCGTTGATGAATACTTGATCTGTTGTTGTTGCTGATCGTGATATCGACGCTGCTGCTATTGCGCCACTTGAGTACACGTTTTTGAGCGGTGCTGATGTTCCCAATGGTAGGGATACGCTGTCGCCTTTTTGTGGCCACGGTAGTGCACTGGTGAAGTAGTCGTGTCTTTTTCCGCGTTTTTGCAGTGTGTAGTCTGTTACTGTGTCTGGTCCGTCGTCTGTGTCCACTACCAGGCTGTTTTGCAGGTTTTCGTCCCTGAACCACTCATTCCAGATCAGGTTATATGCTCTTAGCGGTAGTGCGCTGTGTGACACTGTTTGTCCTGCTGTTACTTGTCCCACCGTGGGCAGTCCCATGTAGTCTTGTAGCGTCAATTTGAGGTATCCAGCCACCGGGCTGACCTGTTGCGGTATCACATAACTGATGCTGTCGCCTGGATTCCTTTGTTCCCCCTGGAATTTCTGCCAGTTGTCCCATACCAGGCGATTCGGTACGAAGAACCAGAACGTTTCCAGATGCAGGTTGTCCATCACTGGTGTCGTCGGCGTTGCCAGCCGACAGAATGCTGTCATTTTGAGGTTGAATGCGTCACCAGGTAGAACTTCGTCTACGTAGATCGGCACCAGGTATGCCGCGTCGAATGTTGTTTTGAGTGCGCTTTGTATGTTGAATTTACTTCGTGGGATGTCTGCGCGTGGAACCATTGCAAAATTGTGAGGGTCCACGCTGGCGTTTTTGTGCATCATCATGTTCATTACTCCTTATGGTCTTCTGCGCGTGCTATCAGTTCACGCCCGGTTATGATGATTTCTCCCTTTTCGTCGTCGTATGCTCCGACTTGATAAAGTTCAAAATCTGTTGGTGTTTTGTTGATTGGTGTTTGCGGGTCGTTGACCGCTTGCCGAAAGCTTCTGATCGCTTCGGCTCTTGTGTTGACTGTCATCACTGGCGCGTGCGCTTCTGTTGCTCGGTCATATAGTGCTACTAGGATTTTCATAGTTCTCTCTTTAACAGTTTGATTTTTGCAAGTGCCACCTGCTCTTTTACGGCGAGTCGTTCGGGTGTGTTGTCGTCTCTCACCCTGTATCCTGCGTATTCCCGCGCTTCCTTGAAGTCTCTCATTAGCTCCGGGTCTTTCCGTTTGAGTAGTCTGTCGTAGTAGGCTGGTACGTTTGTTTCCTTTCCGTTGACTACGATGTAGTCGTATGTGTGTACGTCGTTCCCATAGAATTTGTACCAATCCTTACCTATTCCACCGTTTGTTGACATTCGGTTGTATTCTGGATTGAGTTGGTACTCTCCCATATGGTCGTATCGTTTGTAGTGTTCTTCTGCATCCGGTCCTGTGCGCTTTTGTAGGCAGTACCTGGCTATATATGCTGCGCTCTCGAATGTTGCATCTCCTACACTAGTGAATCCCCAGTCCCACAAGCTGGCGAGTTCTTCGCTTGTGTCTATGTCTTCCCCGCTTCCGGTTTTTTTGAAGTATTTTCGATCATCGAAATCTTTGTTGAACAGTATGGCGTGGTAGTGTGGTCTACTCTCTAAGTCGCCATATTCTCCTCCCATGTAATATCGTATGATCTTTGGTTCTTCGCGTCGCCGTAGGCGTTTCATGAAGTCTTGAAAGTGTTTGTGTGTTAGTTGCCCCCTTTGTGGTAGATTTTCGTCGTTGTACGTAAGTGTGATGAAGCTGTTTCGTTTATAGAGACTGGCTTCGTGCATACATCGTGTTGCAATACTTCTACTCCGTTCGAGTTTGCATCCGT